CAATCATCAAATAATCTTCTACATTCACCTATTGTAACATTTATGTCTTGTTCAAAGACTTCGTTAACTCGTATTTCGTCAACAGGTGTCCCCATCCCCATTTGGTATTCAGGGTCGTCTTTAGTAATGAGATGTCCGATGCCAAACGTAGGTAGTCCAAGGTGGTCCAAATATACTTCGTATTTACATCCTTCATCTATCTTTAATTCCTCTCTTAATCTATCTATAAAATCCATTAGTTTAGTTTTTTTAACCTTTCATTTTCTTTTAACAATATATAATATGCTTTTGTTAATTCTTTATTATCTTCTTTTAAAACATATATAGTTTGTTGTGCAGCTAGAAGTTCTCTTCTTATTGTTTCTTCAAATGTATCTTCGTGGTTATCCCACCCATTAGCTTCAATCACCTCTTACCACCTAAAGCACTAAAACCAAAGTATGCTCCAACCAGTCCACACATACTTATGTACTGTGTCATAAGAATACTCTCTGCTTCTGCGAGTCTGTTTGGAAATGCCAAAGTCAGGATAGTGGTAATACCCATAAGAATAATTAAAACCCATGCCATCCTCCTTTTATTTACCTGATACGCTATTTTATCAGGAATTAAATCATTTGAACTGCATTTGCAGTCTTCTTTTCCACACGCACAAGTCATTACATTAACTTCTGTCTTATTTTTTCTACACCTTTTTTACTTAGTTTACCAAACTGAGTAAACATTCCAGCACCTCCAGCACCTGTTCTAGCAGACATATTTTTCTTCATGTTTGTAATTTTTCCACCAAGCGATTTATCTATTTTTTTAATTTTACTTACTGCTGACTTTACTTTTGATTTAATTTTAGGTTGTAGTCCTAATGCATCTATAGTAGATACTTCAAAAGCAACTGCTACTGCTAAAGGAACACCTATTATTGCTGCAGCATCTCTAGCGGCTTTTATTCCACCATAAGTTTCTTTTTTCTTTTTTTTAGTAAATCCTTTAGGTCCTGCTTTATTTGCCATTTTATTTCCTTTTATTCATTATCTGCAATCCTTGTTTACCGAACCTGTAACCAAAAGATGCTCCAATGCTAATATATAAACAATTAGCAAACCAAGAAGGTGTGTTTGCATTTAAAAAATCAAACCCTTCTTTTACATATGGTTGTGTCCAAGGTAA